AAAACTAATTGAGAGAGAAGAAAAATTAACATCAAGACAAGAAGCTCTTAGAGCTTTAGGAGGAGGATCTAATGCTGGAACAAAGCCAAAAAAAGTTGAAGAAACTCCAAAAGAATATAAGGATAGAATAATGCGAGGAGAGATTTAAAATCCCCCAAAAAATCAATTCAGGCCATCGTGCCTCAAGCGTTCTTGATTTTTTGATTTGTCTTATTAAGTGTTCAATTATCTTCGATTAGAGGGGCATTTCTGCAAGAATTAGAAGGGGTTTAAAGTTATTCGGTAAAGCGAAAGATTTAAATAGAAGCATTATATGTATAATTATGGCAAACGAAGCAGTTTTGATTTACGAAACAGAAATTCCTATTCCTTTTACATGTGCTGATAATGCTGGAATTGAAAAAGGCACGGTTCTAAAATTAGCAGATCCAGCAACAGTCTCCGCGTGTTCTGCTGATAATGATATTTTTATTGGAATCGCTGCTGAAGAAAAAATTGCGAATGATGGAAAAACAAAAATAGCAGTTTATACAAAAGGAATTTTCAAGATGACTGTTTCTTCAACAGGTTCAACAGTTGGATTACACCAAGTCATCAAAGGAGCAAACACTATTGGAGATTATACGACTTTAGATGATGAAAAAGGTTATGTTATTGGAAAAGCTTTAGAAACAGGAACAAATGGAGAAACAATTTTAGTTCTAGTTGGAGGAACATCTTAAAATGGCAGACTCAAATGCTATGGCAGATATCAGGGGAATAAATATTGATAAATTAGCAAAGGGCTTCGCTGATGAGGAAATAAAGTTAAAAAGATTTGTTGCTGAAACTCCAACAAAAGCAAGAGAAATAAGATGGTATCAAAAAACAAGTGGCTTCTTGGATTCAGTTGATACAACAGCAATAACAGCTTCACAAATTGCAAATACTTCTAGTAAGTCTCGTCCAGTCGTAGTTGAACAAAGCTGGACAAGACAAACATCTTATGTTAGAAAGTATTTTGTAGAAAGTCCATGGTTAAGTGATGAAGATATAAAAGATAGTGATGTAGATATTTTATCAACAAATATTAGAGACTTAGTCAGAGCTGTTGCTCACCAAGTAGATTTAAGAATCTGGAATGTAATCTCAAATGGGCAAAGTGGAAGTGGAATAAACACTAACGCTACAAATGCACCTTGGGATACTGCTTCTTTTACTGGAGTTGATATTATAGAAGACTTAATGGAAGCAAAAATGAATATTAGACAAAATGGATATGATCCTGAAGGAGCTGTGCTTTTAGTTAATTCCTACGACCACAAACAAATCTTAACATGGTTAATTTCTGCAAAGGGTTCAAGCATTCCAAGCTTCGCTTCCCAAAGAATAGGAGATGGAGTTGTTATGGAATTATTAGGATTAAGAGTTGTTGTTGATGAAAATGTAACAGCAGACTATGCTTTAGTTTTCGTCCCTAAAAGATGTGCGACATGGAAATCATTCACTCCTATAACTTCTGCGGCCATAACTGATTTAGGTATTGGCACAAAAATAAGAGTATGGGAAGAGGGAGAATGTATTTTAACAGATCCAAAAGCAGTTAATCTAATTACTAATACAAGAACTTAAAATGACTCTTGAAAACATCAAGAAACTTCTAAGAGAATACAAATTGAAAAAGGATTTTGATGCTCTAAATGATTTACTTAAAAAATATCCAAACCTTAATGAAGAGGAAATTCAAAAGGAGAAATCAACAAAGAAAAAGAGCAAAAATAAAATTAAGAGAAATTCTAGGAGAAAGAAAACTTTATTAAGATAAGGTTATTATAATTTTCATGGTAAATGTTGGAACAGGAACAGGAAAAACACGAATTGTTAAGAGAAAATATCCAATAGAAGAAGGCCTAATTGCAGGAACAACCAAGCAAGAAGGAAGAGAAGAAAATTTAATTCCTGAAGAAAAAAGCACGATTCTTGAAAAAGATAGGAGGGGATTATAATGGGGGGAGCCGGAAGTGGAAGAACGCCAAGCGAAGAAACTCTAGTTAAAAGAAATACTTTTAAAGCTCCAGCTCCAAATCCTCAAAATGAATTGGTTTTGCCTAACTATTCTGGCCTGAAAGAAAGTGCCAAAAAAGGAGGCCCAGGCGAAACAGATCCTATTTTCAGTGCTTGGCTCGATGATGTTGGCTCTTATGGATTAAGCAATTTTGATAATGATGTACCTTTTTTAACTTCTCAATTATGGGAAGAAGACAGCGGACTATTATTCCCGACGACAATAACAGACTTAGTTCTAATTGGAACAGAAACAAGTGGAAATGTTTATGGATATAATGCGAAAGTTCAAGTGGAAGATGATACAACTAATACAGCTATGATGACTTTATACCACAGCGATAATTCAGTTAATACTTATGCTCAATTTATTCTTGCTACAAAAGATAGTAACGGAGATATGGCTATGTCTCAGTGGCAGACCAGAGATTTTGGTGATGGACAAGCTCACTCTGTTTTTGAACACCCTCAAGGTGGGCAGTTTAGAATAAATGAAGCGGTTAGCGGAGATGCTGGAACATTAACAGCGGGCAAATTGTTCGTAGGGAGTAATACAGATGACGGCTCAGGTTATAATGTTCAAATAGTAGGAAATGGGGGCTTAGAAGTTTCACAAAATGCGGGGGATTGGGTTGCGCCCTACGACGGAGCGTTTAAAGTTAGTTCAGCAAGATTTTCTCCTTATGGACACACTCCATTATTTACTCTAAGCAATAAAGAAACAAGCACAGAAAAAGAAGAAAGATTATTGAGTTTTATAGATTATGATGTTACAAGCTCTTATGGTTATGATACTTTTACTATTGGCTCTTATGAGAATTATGTAGGAAATTATCCTTTAACTTTTGGAGCAAAAAACTTATATTTTAATACTCTCTCAGGAACAGATGTTCCTCTCCCCCGCTTATTTATTGACGAGAATGGGACTTTAATGATAGCTTCAACAATAGATGATAGCTCAGGGGCTATTCTTCAGGTTACAGGAGACATAAATTTAACTGGGACAAATTATATAATAAATGGAAATGCAGGGGCAACATCAGGCGGGGCAATAGCAGTTTATAATGATGGAAGCACAAGCGGACAATTATCAAGCATAACAATAGAGGGGGGCCTAATCACAGGATATACAACATTATAAGGAGGTGAGAAAAAATGACTATACAAGAAAAGATAAAAGAAAAAAAATTGCAATTAGCAGCTAAGCAAAAAGAAATAAACACTCTTAGGGCTGAACTTAACAATTTGTTAATAGATGATCAAGTGGAGAAGCTTAATGCTCCCGTCGCTGCTTAATTTTCTATAGGAAACATAGGTTAATTTTTATTTCTAGTGGAACCGAAAAGTTTAAATACTAAGTTTTCTTAGTTTCCTTATGGTAAAGAATATAATCCTACACTTAGACGAAAATTTTTTTTTCAAACTAAAAGAAAGAAAAATTGAATTAGAAGAAATAATGAATAAAAGCTTAACATGGGAGGAATTTATTAAACTATTTTTCAAACAAAAATGATAGAAAACGAAAAATTAGGGGCGAAAATTGCAGAAAACAAAATAGAAGCTCTATGGGAGAGATCTATAAAAGCAACAGAATCCAGAATGGAAGAACTAAGAAATACCTTAATCGTAGAAGAGGCATTTCTAGAAACCTGCAAAAGAAAGCTTGATGAAATTAAAAAAAAGTGAAAGGAGGTATGTGCGAGCATGAACAAAAAAGTAAATATTGAACTAATTGAAGTTGAAAAAAAAGTCTCAAATGGAGGCCGAAGCTATGCAAGATTCAAAACAAACATGGGCTGGATGTCTGCATTCGATAAGCCAATTATCAAATTCCTCGAGAATAAAATAGGGGAAAGAGTAAATGTTTTAATTGCGATAGATGAAGATAAAGGATTCAAAAACATAAGAAAGATCCTTAAATCTAATCAAAACGAATTAGAAGACGAGGATGAAGAAGCTGATGAGGAAGGCGAAGAAGAAATGGAGGAAGCAGAAAAGCTGGAAGTGAAAACAGAAAAGATACAAACACCAGCAAAAAACCCTCAAGCGACCATGTGGGCAAGTTATGCAAAAGATCTATTTATAGAAATTCATAACTACCAAAGAAGCAAAGAAATCAATAATGGAGTAGGTGGAGAAACAGAAAAGGCCATCATGGAAAAGGCCATAACTTTAATTAAACAAGCAAGAGACGCCTTCGAATAACAAAACAAATTTTATTTTTTTATTATTTGATTATATTCATACTCCCTAAGCTAGCAGGTCGGCTAAAAGGGAACATAAAGACCTGCAATCTAATAATATGGGAAAACAATAGAAAGAAAACAAAAGATGTAATGAATGTGGAAAAGTAATAGGCCACTGGAGTAAATCCAACCTATGCTCTTTTCACTGGAGAAAAAAATATGTAAGGAGGAAAAAAAATGATAACAGAACAAGATTTTATCACCTTAGCATTCTATGGATGTGTTGGAGAACTTATTTTTCTAGCAGGTATAGGACTAATTCTTTTTGCTGAAAAGATAATGAATCTAAGGAAGAAGAGATTTCAAAAGTCTTCGGAGAGGTAAAATGACAAAAACAATCATAATCAATAATATTGAATATGAATTAGAACAACACGATAACGGGAAAACTCTAAAAGAAATAATTATTCCTGAAGGTTGGAGATTATTACTTCCAAGTGAAGCTATGATGTTATATGAGAGAGGTTTAATTGATTATCCTTTTTGGTTTTTCGTTGAACAAACTAATAAAGAACAAAAGATAAAGGAAAATGTTGCGGAGTTTTGTGGTGGTTTGGTTAGGGCTAGTCTCTCTTGCGACTGGAATTCTGATAGTCGTATAAATACTCTTGGAGTAATTTTCTGCAGAGATTTATGCTATTGGCAAGAAGAGGCTAAGCATTCGCCTCACCGAAAAACTTATTAAGTTTAGATGCTTAGAAAAAGCGAAGCTTTTTCTCATCCAAGCACAAGCAAGCCTTCTCATGATGTCGCCCGCAAGCCT